AGGAAAGCAGGAGTTGCAAGTAATATTGTAATTATTTCTAATAACCACGGATTTGCAGATGGCGAGGAATTCCATACTCCTGCAAACACTACTATTGTTAGTGGAAATACAGCAGTTGTCAGTGCAACTGATAATACATTTACTGCGGTAACAGTAGCAACTCAAACATCGATACTTGAATTTCCAGTACAACCATATGTACAAGATGCTACAGTATCTATTGTGCCAGTATATAATGCAGATTTACTAGGAAATACAGATCTACAAACAGCAATGACTGTTGTAAATAACGATACAGATTTTCCATGGAGCATAGGAATGCCTCCAGCACAGATTAATAGTAGAATTTATTTAGAAGAAAATCAAGATACTACAAAAAATTCTATAGGATTTAAGTTATATGATGATGTTAAAGGTACTAATACTAGATTAGGTTTAGTTAATGATAGTTATACAAAATCAAACAGCACAGTTAAATCAAAGTTAGAGCAATGGCTCGAAGCAGTAAAAAATAATACTAATATGATATCTAGTGTGGGTGTAAACAATCAATACAGTTCTGTAAGTTCAAGCAATGTTTATGCATGGGCTATGGACATTGATACTGCAACTAACGAAGCAATTTTTGTTAGTAGTGAAGAAGCAAGAAACTTTACATCAATTTTAAATAATGTATATTTTGATACTGAAAATGCAGATATTAGAGGCTTGCTAAATGTTAAAACAAACATTGAAATTTTAACATTAGAAAGCCAAGAAGCAGGTGATTCTGATGCTACATTTACAGCACCATTAGGTGCAACACTTGATGCTAGTGTTACTACAAGAATAGCAGACCTAGAAGTAGATGCAACAAATCACGATGCTCATTTTGTAGAATACAGTATGAAAGATAGATCAGCAAATACATCATTAACTTATAAAAGAATAGGAACACTACAAATAACAGGCGATGTTGATGCCCAACAAGCATTATTTTTAGATAATTATTCAGATCTCAAGGATGGCTACACAGGTAATGTACAATTAACAGCAACATATGATGCAGGCACAGATAGTGTTAAGATTGATGCTGTAAATACTTTGTCTCCTGGTGTAGATATTGACTTTATTTTTATTAGAAGAAAATATCAAACTGCTTTAACAACTAGTTAATGTTCACAAATGTTAATACCCCAGACGACCGACTGAAAGTATGGCGTGATTTACGACATACAAATTTTAGTTCTGCAGAAGAACTTATAAAGCAATTTCAGAACATTAAAATTTTACCTAGGTACTTAGACTACTACACTCCTAGTAGTTGGCCAAATCCATTTGAAATAGTAAGCGAAGGGTATTTTTGCAAAAGTGGAGTTACTATAATTCTAACAGCAACTCTTATCAATAAAGGATTCATTACTGATGAAGAATTAGAGTTTTTAGTGATAAGTAATAACATTGATGGCACTGACGGTTTAGTACTTGCTCACAAAGATAAAGTGTATAATTTTTTTGCTGATGAGGTAGTTACTAAGCAGTTTGCACTAGACAATTCTGTTGTTTTTGCAAAGCATAAAGTGTCCAAAAAAGATCTTTTCGCTTGACTTTTAAGTAGTTTTATACTACAATAAAATTCAGGTAAATATATTTTTTAATTACTTTTAAAAAGGACACACATGCAGGTAAAAAAGAGAGACGGCTCACTAGAAGATCTAAACATAGATAAGTTACACAAAGTCGTTATGTATGCCTGTGAAAACATCACTGGTGTTAGTGCCAGTGAAGTTGAGATTCACAGCCAAATACAATTTTCAAACGGCATTTCGACAAGTGATATTCAGGAAACACTTATCAAAAGTGCCGCAGATCTTATCACAGAAGAAACTCCAAATTATCAATTTGTTGGCGGGCGATTAATTAACTATCATTTGCGTAAACAAGTTTACGGCAAATTTATGCCTCCTTGCTTGTGCGACATTATTCAAATTAATGTTGAAAAGGGTTTTTACGATGCAGAGTTTTTAGAACTTTATACCAAAGATCAAATTAACGAATTACAAGAATTTATTGACCATGAAAGAGACGAGTATCTAACCTATGCGGCTATGGAACAATTCCGTGGCAAGTATCTTGTACAGAACAGAGCAACTGGTGAAATATTTGAAACACCACAAGTTGCATACCTGATGATTGCGGCAACATTGTTTGCAAAATATCCAGAAGATACAAGAATGCATTATGTTAAAGCATACTACGATGCAATTAGTACATTCAAGATTAGTTTACCTACGCCAGTTATGGCGGGTGTGCGTACCCCACAGCGACAGTTTAGTAGTTGTGTGTTAATTGAATCTGGAGATAGTTTAGATAGTATCAATGCAACATCGAGTGCTATTGTTAAGTATGTAAGTCAAAAAGCAGGTATTGGTATTGGTGCTGGTAGTATTAGAGCAATTGGTTCACCTATCAGAAAAGGTGATGCAACGCATACCGGCGTTATTCCTTTCTATAAATTATTCCAATCAGCAGTTAAAAGTTGTAGCCAAGGTGGCGTGAGAGGCGGTGCCGCCACACTATACTACCCTATTTGGCACTATGAAATTGAAGACATGCTGGTATTAAAGAACAACAAAGGTACAGAAGAAAATCGTGTACGCCATATGGACTATGGTGTACAGTTTAACAAGCTCATGTACGAGAGATTGATTGCTGGTGAAAAAATTACATTGTTTTCTCCGCATGATGTCCCTGGATTATATGACGCATTCTATGCAGATCAAGACAAGTTTAAAGAACTATACGAAACAGCAGAACGAAATACTAGATTGCGTAAAAAATCTATTCCTGCTATTGAACTTTTTTCTGCGTTTGTACAAGAACGCAAAGACACAGGCAGAATTTATTTAATGAATGTAGACCATGCTAATACACATGGCGCATTTTTAGAAGAAGTTGCACCTGTGCGTATGAGTAACTTGTGTTGCGAAATTGATCTACCAACAACTCCTCTTAAAAATATCGATGATCCAAATGGAGAAATTAGTTTATGTACATTGAGTGCAATAAATTGGGGAGCAATTAAAGACCCGGCAGAATTTGAAAATATTTGTAATCTTGCTGTCAGAGGATTAGATGAACTTTTAGACTATCAACAATACCCAGTATTAGCGGCGGGACTAGGAACTATGCGTAGAAGGCCGTTAGGCATTGGTATTATTAATTTTGCATATTGGTTAGCAAAACACGATACTAACTATCAGGATCCTAATTTAGAACTTGTTGATGAATGGGCAGAAGCATGGAGTTACTATTTGATCAAAGCCAGTGCAAACTTGGCAGTTGAAAAAGGTGCATGTTCTGGTACAGTAGAAACAAAATACGGACAAGGAATTACACCTAATCAAACATACAAAAAAGATGTTGACGAACTTGTTAAACACAAAGAGCGTTTAGATTGGAAAGGATTGCGTAAACAGTTAAAGGAAACTGGTATTCGTAACAGCACACTGATGGCACTGATGCCAGCAGAAACTTCTGCACAGATTTCAAACAGCACAAACGGTGTTGAACCACCACGCAGTTATGTTAGTGTTAAACAAAGCAAACACGGTGTATTAAAACAAGTGGTACCAGAATATAAAAGATTAAAGAACAAATATGACTTACTGTGGGATCAAAAGTCTCCGCAAGGCTATTTGAAAATTATGGCAGTGTTACAAAAATATATTGATCAAGGTATTTCAGTAAATACATCTTACAATCCGGAACACTACGAAGATGAAAAGGTTCCAATGAGTGTGCTTATACAAGATATACTCATGTTTTACAAGTATGGTGGTAAGCAGTTATACTATAACAATACTTATGATGGTCAAGGCGAGATTGATATTAACAAAGAAACTGTGGAGCAACCACAAATGGTTACTACAGCATTTGTAGAAGACGATGAAGACTGCGAGAGTTGTAAAATTTGAAAAAGAGAAATATGAGTGTTTTAGATATTAAAAATAAATCCGATCATACAAAAGCAAAAATGTTTTTGGATGACAATGGTGGTATGGGTATGCAGAGGTTTGATACTCTAAAATACAAACAATTTGATAAAATTACTGACAAGCAGTTAGGCTTTTTTTGGCGTCCAGAAGAAGTTGATATCATACGAGATGCTAAAGACTTTAAAGACTTAACCGATTTTGAACAACATATTTTTACCAGCAATTTAAAGAGACAAATACTGTTAGACAGTGTGCAGGGTCGCTCACCTAACCTTGCTTTTTTGCCTATTGTAAGTTTGCCTGAAGTAGAAACTTGGATTGAAACCTGGGCATTTAGTGAAACAATTCACAGCAGAAGTTATACACATATTATTAGAAATGTGTATGCAAATCCAAGCAAAGTGTTTGATGAAATGTTAGACATTAAAGAGATTGTTGATTGTGCAGATAGCATTACTAAGAACTATGATGAACTTATAGAATATAATCTACTAAGAGAAAAAGAAAGTAAAAAATACGATCTGTATGAGCATAAAAAGAGATTATGGAAATGCATAATGAGTGTAAACATACTTGAAGGTGTGCGTTTCTATGTGTCATTTGCATGTAGTTGGGCTTTTGCAGAACTTAAAAGAATGGAAGGCAATGCTAAAATTATTAAACTTATTGCAAGAGACGAAAATGTACACTTAGCAAGTACACAACAAATGCTAAAATTTTTACCTCAAGAAGACAAAGACTTTGCTAAAATAAAACAAGAAACAGCAGAAGAATGTAAACAAATGTTCATAGATGCTGTTGAACAAGAAAAAGTTTGGGCAGATTATTTGTTCAAAGACGGCAGTATCATTGGACTAAATGCTGAACTATTAAAGCAGTATGTTGAATTTATTGCGGCCAAGAGAATGCATTCAGTAGGCATAGAAAAGGTATATAATATGGGTACAAATCCTTTGCCGTGGACACAAAAGTGGATTGGTGGAGGAGAAGTACAAGTAGCACCACAAGAAACTGAAATTAGTTCCTATGTAATTGGTGGTACAAAACAGGATGTAACAAATGACACATTTAAGGGCTTTAGCCTTTAGGAGACACAATGTATAATATAGAAGAATTAGTTGGAAAGGTTGTTTCTATTAAAACAACCAGTAATCTAGAAGTTATTACAATGTTATTAAGTATAGACGATGAATTAACATGTCTAACTGTTGGTAATCCTAGACTTGTAATAATTAATAATGATAACGGTGAAATGGCATTGATTCCTTATGCTCTTACTGGAAACATAGAAGAAGTAGTTATTAATATTAATGCTGTAGTAAGTGTAATGGAAACCAATCAAATCACTGCAGAAGATTACGAAAAAATTGTTATAAGAGACCAAGAACGATTAGAAGAAAAAGAAGAAATTCCTGAAGATAAATAATAATATGCCAGGAATAGGAAGAGTAGGTACCGATAAAGCCAAGGGTGTTATAAAAGGCCCTGGCGCAAGCACAGTCTTTGCAGACGGCAAAAAAGTGTCACTAGATGGTGACGAAGTAACCTCTCACGGTAAAGCACCACATGCTAAGGCCACAATAATTAGCGAACTAGCAAGTACAGTAATG